ATGGATACAGGAATGAAATGGAGATGGACTGCACTTGTGGTCTACCTTACAATCTGTGTGTTTGATTTTATGATTGTGCCAATATGGTTTGGCATAATGCGTCCAGACTATCATATGTTTCTTAATGAAGTACGTGCAATAGAAGACACAATGGTACAAATGGAACTGCTCAAAAAATTAACTGCACATCACTCGCCATACACATTACAAATGGGTGGACTTTTTCATTTGGCGTTTGGGGCATTACTGACTGGTAGTGCATTTGGACTGAAAAAATGAAAATCCTAAAATGGATAATTGTTTACATCATAGTCGCACCTTTATTTTACTTGATTACTTTTCCTATATGTAGTATAATTGCCTTAATGGATTGGGGCAATGGTAAGACTTATAAAGAAAATCTTTTAGAAGTAATGGGAATGAAAAAGAAATGAAATTTTTAACAAGCATTTGGATTGTTTTAATCACTGTACTTGTTGGCTTAGGTTTAAGAGTGTATGACGTAGAACCTCTTAAAATTCTAAGGCTAAAAACTTTTGACTATTATCAGCAAATTGAACCGAGGCAGATCACTTCAAATCATTTTGTTATTGTAGAAATTACAGAAGAAGATCTAAAGCAGTACGGACAATGGCCTTGGAATAGGAACTTAATCGCAGACATTCATCAACGCATTATAAATCAAAAGGCAAACACAGTTCAATACAACATCTTATTCAGTGAACCTGATAGACTTAATGCTAGTTCATTTGTTGAGTCACACAGTTTAACTGACGATGTCAAAGAAAAACTATTACTCATACCAGACAATGATCAGGTGTTAGCACAATTCTTTAATGTGGGTGATGCAGTATTGATGTATAGTGTGAAGAATAGTGCAACAGATGGCAAAATTAAAAAGCCAAACATAATGTACAAAGGTTCCGATCCCACAGCCTGGCTTTATAACTTTCTAGGAGTTGTAAACAATTTGCCTATATTTTTAGACAGTGCTAAAGGAGTTGGAGTTAACATTATGATTCCGTCTATTGACGGTACCGTGAGAAGTCAACCGCTTTTAATAAACACAGATCAAGGCATTGTACCTGCACAAATACTAGAAACTCTTAGAGTTGTTATGAATGGCAGAGCATACAAAGTTGTCACAGCACAAGATGGCGTTAAAGAAATATATTTGAATAGACAATTTGTAATACGTCCTGATTCAAATGCAATGGTGAATATAAATTTTGCTGACCCTAGCACAATACCTACAATAAGTATTGCACAATTATTAAACACAGACATTGATCTCACCAACAAAATTGTAATTGTAGGACTTAATGCGGCAGGGTTAAGCACACTTAAAGATACTCCATTAGGATTAATGACTGATATGCAAATTTCAGTACAGGCAATGGATACTATCGCTACTAAGACAACACTGCAAAGAGACAGCAAGATTTCTTTACTTGAAATAGTTGCAACAAGTATCTTGCTTATTTTATTTTTAATATTTGTTCCTAGATTAAAAGTTGTGTACACTGCGTTACTACTTCTAATCACTCTTACAGGCTCTGCATATGCAAGTTGGTATCTTTACAATTCAATGTACCTATTAGTAGATGTCAGTTGGCCGATATTAATTCTGTTGCTTACTTGGTCTCATCTTACATTTAATAATTTTGCAATACAAAGTAGACTTAGACAACAAATTAAGAAACAGTTTGAACACTACTTGGCACCAGACATGGTAGCAAAACTTCAAAAGGATCCTACCTTACTTAAATTGGGTGGCGAAACAAGAACAATGACATTTATGTTTTCAGACATACGTGGCTTTACTCCTATAAGTGAAAAGTATAAAGGCAACCCATCAGGATTAACAAAACTTATAAACAGATTTTTAACACGCATGACAGACATTATAATTGCTAATGGTGGAACTATAGACAAGTTTATGGGTGACTGTATTATGGCTTTTTGGAATGCTCCACTAGACATGAAAGACCATGCCAATAGAGCAGTGAAGAGTGCTATTGAAATGCAAAAAGAATTAAAAAAATTAAACAAAGAATTAAAGAAAGAAAAGTTGCCAGAAATTAATATAGGTATAGGTATCAACACAGGAGAGGCTCTAGTAGGTAACATGGGATCCGAACAAAGGTTTGATTATTCTGTGATAGGTGACGATGTCAACCTAGCAAGTAGATTAGAAAGCAGTTCTAAAGAATTAGGCAGTACACTCGTAATAGGTGAAAAGACGAAAAATCAAACAGATGGATTCAAGTACAACAGTTTAGGCACAATTAAAGTAAAGGGCAAAACTGAAAAAATTAAAGTGTTTACTGTAAAATAGTTATTTTTTAGATTTGTTATTTTTTTCTTTTTCTTTTTGTTCTAGCAACATATTCAGTTTTTGAGTCAATCTGATCATATCGTTGTCCAGCATTCTAATTCTATCTATTAAAGCAATTAATGTTTTGTTTGCATCTGCCAGTACAGGCTTGATTTCTTTAGTAACCCATACCCAAACATAATAAACAAAGTATCCTAGGCCCAACGCGGCTATAATTGGAAATCCAAATTCTTTTATTGCATTGGCTAATTCTATTGTCATTAATCTTTCCTTGCGTCTTCCTTGCCTTCGTTTGCGGCTATTCTGTCTACATTAGGTTTTACGCCTTCCACGTGTGAAAGTAGTATATCTATCTTGATTAGATCATTGTTCATGGTTTGCACCCTGTTGTCCAGGCTCTTTATTATGTTCTTTAAGCCATGCACTGATCCTGTTACTGTGGCTAGAATGAACCTCAATATGATAAAGATGAAGATTCCCGATGCAACTGCACCCGCTATTGGGAAACCTACCTCCGACACAAATGTTAAAAAGTCCATAAATTATAATATATGTATTTATCTATGGGCAATATACCCTTTAATTTTTGGTTGTTGACAAGGTATTAAGTCTATGTTATACTGTTCACTAATGCTTTATCCTTTGTCATTTCTGACTTATATACGGTAAATAGTGAAAAAGGGTCATTTATGAAGAAAAAAACACGTTCAATTTTGGATGAACTTAACAGGATTTCCGAGAGCAGAAACACAGAACACTTTTTGGAAACAACTGGCAGTAATCTTATTGAAAGTGCAGTCAATTTACTAGGTGTGATACAGAGCCACTACCCAGAGGAAACAGCAATAGAACTTGAAAGACGTTTTATCAACAGCATCAAGAACGGTGATCCTAAGAAATTTAAGGTTGGAATAAAGAAGATTATCGATGAAAAAAAGAATTAACGAGGGCGGAAACATCTTCAAGAATGCAGATGGACAGCCGGATACAATTAGAATTAATAGAGTAGATGTAGAGCCAACTGTGCAATGGCTTGAAACAATCACAGGACTAGAACTTACTGATTACAAACTTGGTACAACAGGACTTGCACCTTCGTCGGGTGATATTGATCTTGCTGTTGATCAAGAAAAGATCAACAAAGAACAATTAGTTGCTAAACTATCAGGTTGGTTGCGTTCTAAGAATATGGATCCTGCAGAATATATTAAGAAGAGCGGAGTAAGTGTGCATTTCAAAACGCCTATACAAGGCAATCCAAAAAATGGAAATGTGCAAACTGATTTCATGTTTGGTGATCCTGAATGGATGAAGTTTAGTTTAAGTGGCACTGTGGGCAGTGCTTTCAAAGGAAGTGACAGACACGTGATGTTAGCCAGTATTGCAAAACCACAAGGATACAAATGGAGTTTTAAATCCGGTTTGATTGATAGAGAAACAAATGAAGTAATCACAAAAGAGCCAAACAAAATTGCAGAGTTATTACTAGGTAAAGGTGCAACAGGAAAAGACTTGTCCAATGTAGAAACTATACACGCAAAGATTAAAAATAGAACAGACTACAATGAATTGATTGCAGATGCTAAAGACAGTTTCAGCAAAATAGGAAAAGAGTTACCAGAACATATTATTACAGGAACTCCTGTGTGGTTTAGAAACTTAATGGACAGGATTCCAGAATGAAACTTGTAGAGTTTAAAAAAACATCTGGCAAATGCAAAGCCATTGTTGAGTCAGCAAGAATACAACACGCCGAAGACTTAATTCTATTTCAAGGACATCAAGGTGCTTTGAAGGCAATAGATATGCTGAAAGATATAGCAGGTGGTAAACAAGGTGTGTCTATTAAATGGGATGGTTCACCAGCAGTAGTGTTTGGTTTTAATCCTAACAACGAATTTATTTTTACAGACAAAGCAGGATTCAATGCTAAAAATTATGATGGCAAAAGCACAAATGCAGATGATCTTGAATCTATGATAATGAATAGAGTGAAAGACGAAAGCAAAAGGAAATCATATGCACAATACAGTATGAAAATGAAACAAGCATTTCCAACTGTGTTGAAATCTATGCCAGACAAGTTTCAAGGTTATTTTGTTGGAGATATGCTATACTTTCAACAACCAAAAAAACAAGGAAGCCGTTTTGTATTCAAGCCTAATGTTGTAGAATATAGTGTAGATGCAAATAGTGAAATTGGCAAACGTATTGGCAACAGTAGAGTTGGTGTTGTTATACATCACACAATGAACGAACAAGGATCTATTAGTCCGCTGAATGATACTACAATGTTCAAAGACAATGGTTTGTTAGCACTACCGCCTGCAACTAAAACACATCCGGGAAATGTTGACCTATCAATGCTTCAATCAGCAGAAGCAGAAGTAAGAAAAAACGCAGGTGCAATTGATATGTTTTTAAACAAAGGTAAACTGCAAGAACTTAAACTTACTGATTTACCTAATGTGCTGTATGCATACGTGAACAGCAAAGTAGACACAGGCTTAGATAATTTAGGCAAAGACTTTGGGCAATGGTTAGAAAATAGTGCAGTAAGTTCTCCAAAGAAAATAAGAATTAAAGAATATATTGTGCGAAACAAAACTGGATTTGATGCAGTATTTAGAACTATCGCAACTGTGATGGAAACTAAAGATATGATGGTTGACCAATTGGATGCAACAGGATCAGATATTATTGCAACAATAGATGGCGAAAAGGGTGGCGAAGGTTATGTCGCAGGTGCTGGTGGCAACAGCATTAAATTGGTGAAACGTTCTGGATTCTCAAGAGCCAACAGAGCGATAAATAGATAAGGAGAACACAATGAAAGCAAAAGAGTTTATTAAAGAATACAAAGACATTGATGATTTAGATGATCCTAATAGAGGAATGGACAAGGATTTTAAACAAGAACCTATGTTCAATCAATTAGGTAAAATTTTGGACAGCCAAGGAAATCCTAATCCATTAGACACAGTCATTACTGATGATGGTAAAAAGTTTAAAGTTACGGCAAGACAGGCTGACACAATCCGTAAATTAATGACTAGCACCCAGGTTAAACCTATGATTAGGTCAGAGTTCACTAAAGCCATTCAAAACAGTGAAACATTATCAAAGTTTTTAGAAACAAATGATATGGTTCAATTGTTTAAAAGTATGTACCTAGGGGCAAAAGATGGACAAGCAGAGCCAGGAATTTACTAAAAACTCCAAACACATGGACTTTATTCATTCGCTATACGAAGCGAGAATGACTCGCGACACACGTGATCAAAAAGTCTTAACCTACACAGACTGTTGTGAAAGAACTTACCTTTCATTATTGGTGATTGAACTGTTAAACAAATATGCAAGGCACAGAGTGTCTGCTAGAAACTATGCCAAACAAACTGTGGCATACACCAACTATAATAGATTTAGAATGAGTGCAACAGATTTGTACAACTTTATATACTTTGTGACAGGTGATCAAGAAGCAATGAACAAATTAAAAGACCCTAAGAGTGCAATGGCATTGAGAAAGAAAACTACTTTACCATTAATGGCAGTCAATAGATATTTGAGTAGAATAAGCATTGGCAGTATGTCCAGAGGAAACACACAGATGTTCCTTAATATTGAATCAGGTCTTAATATTAAAAACACAACATACAAAGCAATACGTAGAACTTTGATGGATTATGATGGTGTTACTACTATTGACAGGCAAAACACAGTAACCAAACTAATCCATGCTGTTAGAGCCAAGTTAAGAAGTTCGGACATTATTGACGACTTAGAACGATTGGTTGCTGATAGAAATTTAGAAACAGGTAGAGTTGCAGACAACGAACCTAAGATCAGTATTCCTGATATCAACGTACAAGGAAAAGAATTATCATTGTACAGATATCTAGTAGGCACTAAAAACATTGTGCTCGTAAAACGTTTTGTAGAACTTGCCTTAAGCAACAAGAGTATTCCAAGCACTGTGGTACAAGCATATCTACCAGCAATTAAAATGTTGCACGATATTGTGTCAGGTGGTCCTTCTTATGTCAGTATGCTTCGTGCATTGGCAGATAGGGCAAAAAAGAATAAAAAGTAAACGTTCCAGTTAAATTTTTACCAAAATCTATAAATAATAGTAACCTCATCCACTGAGCGTGGATTAGGGCATTAACGAGAAAAAAGGAGAAAAGAAATGCCTAGTATAACAAAAGTAAATGGTTTCTTGAACAACTTTGTTACAGGAACTGTTTTTCAAAACGCAAATCTTGGCTTCTACGTAGCAACAATTAGATCAACTTCTAATGGTTCAAACACTGCTGTGGACTTAAGAGACGCAGATGGTGATGGTGCCGGTGAAGCAGATCAAATCGTTGAATTGGCTGTTAAAGGTACAAATGCAATAGCCTACTTCGCTCCAACAGGTGCGGCAGGAACACTTGCATTAATCGTTGACGACTCACAACATGACGCGACTTCAATCGCTAGATTGTTAGAGGCAATTGACGGTGTAGGTACTGACACAGTAGTAGCGGCGGCAGATCAATTAACTTTCGCGTAATAGTTGAAAGTAATCTAATAATAAAATTAGGGCGTTTGAACATTAAACGCCCTTTTTTTACGACTGTGCAATAGTTTTTTACCAAAATGTATAAATAATTTTAACTTCGACGCACGGAGCGTGTGTCGGCATTAACGAGAAAATAGGAGAAGTAAAATGCCAAGTTTAACAAACAACAATTTCAGTGCTGATGCTAAAGTAAATGGTTTAGGCGCAACTACACACATCTTATCAGTTGATAACGTGTCTGCTAATGGAATCGATACTATTCGTTTAGAAGCGAACAGAGAAGGTTTCACAGTAGTGGCTGTAGAAGCATCTAACTCAGGCGCTATGCAAAATGGTGACATTATTGCAGTACAAGGAACAGGTACACCTTCATTAACAGGATGTACTCTTGTAGGCACTTTCCAACAAAAAGGTGACTAATAATCACTTGAGTTAAATCAATCTAAAAGGGCGGTTCTTTTTAGGATCGCCCTTTTTTTTATCTCCATAAGTATTGTTGGACGAGAGAAACTGTCATATGAGTTACACAATACACACGTTAATAGATATTACACCAACAGGAAAACATCGGAACAGAAACGATGAAGGTAAAGCAGTTGATCAACAAACAAATTGGTTAACTTTTCAAAACTGTGCCATGCTTAGAACCAATATGGAATTTGGTGATGTTGTTGTAAAAGAACAAATTGTTGACAAATATTTGTTTGGCAAAGACTTCCAAGGCAAACAAAAAGTGTGGAGTGTAACAGCAACGCCTGACCAAGCAGATGCGATTAATGGAAATATGTTAAAGGATGATTTTGACCTTGTGCCAATGATAAATGGATTGGATGAAACTATCAAAAAGCACAACGAACTGTTTTTAACAAGGGATGAAGACAAGGCAAACATATTGTTCATTAACACTTCTGATAATGCAGATAACACATAATATAAATAAAACTGTATAGGCGCTAATTAAAAATAGGCAGAACACTAGGCCTCTTCCACAGAGCAATATTAACATTGGAAGCGAGGAGCAAAATGGCGACCAAATTAGAAAAAGAAAACTTAGAAGCACACGTAGATTTGTGCGAACAGAGATATAAAAACCTTGAAACTCGTTTAGAAAAAATCGAGGAAAAGGTAGAAAATATCCACGAGGACATACAGTCAGGTAACAAAAGCATGGTGAAAGTAATCATTGGTGCTACTGGTACTATTGTTGCAGGGCTCTTGAGTACCATTGTTGTACTGCTCCTTAAATTTCCTGGATAATAAACAACCCTTACATAATCACTAAATACTGGTATGCAAATCAAAGAAATCATATCAGAAGGCGTCGTACAGATTTGGAGTCGTACAGGTGGTAAAATGGTACGGAAATACAGATGCACATCTGGTCCGAGAAAAGGACGT